AAGGCTTCCGCCAGGCCGCCATCCTGAAGGCCGAAGGCGAGAAGCAATCGGCGATCCTCTCCGCCGAAGGCAAGCGCGAAGCCGCGTTCCGCGCGGCGGAAGCCCGCGAACGCCAGGCGGAAGCGGAAGCGAAGGCGACCGAGGTCGTGTCCGACGCGATCTCCAAGGGCAGCGTGCAGGCGATCAACTACTTCCTCGGCACCAAATACGTCGAGGCGCTGCAGGCGCTCGCCACCGCGCCGAACCAGAAGGTGATCCTGATGCCGCTGGAAGCCTCCAATGTGATCGGTGCCCTCGGCGGCATCGCGGAACTCGCGAAGCTATGCAACGTGCGATATCAGGCGGTCCAGAAATGGCGTGCTTCGAATCGGCTACCGGCCGAGCGCGTCTTGGAGGTTGAACGCTTCAGCGGTGTGCCGCGGTCAGAACTTCGCCCCGATCTTTATCCTGCCGAAACCGCTGCTTAACGCCTGTGCAGTATGCCGACCGAGCCGTGGTCACGGCACCGAATGCGACAAAACGCCTAGAAACAGGCGGGTTACGTCAAATTCGTCACCGGCGCATCTTGAGCTCTGCCAGGTCGCCACTGACCCACTGCGCCCATTGCAGCGTTGATTTCTGGTCCGCAGCGATGACGTCCAGTTTCTCAGACATTTTCGATACGTCCCGCTCGAGGTGGAACAGGGTCGTCCCGGTATCTGGGCATGCCACGATCGGTGCGGCTTCCCATGCCGGTTTCTTCGGCGCCTGCGCCCACGTCGTCAGTCCCAGTGTCAGCGCGCTGCCGCAAAGTCCCGCCGCAATCAGTTTCAGTCCGTTCATTGCCCGCTCTCCCTGTGTGAAGTTTGATGTTCGCGCTACAAATCTAGCACGGGGCGGGGCGGGCGCCTTTCGGGGCCGGGGAGGGGTAGGGCTGCACCCGCCCAAGTGTCAGCCTAGCCGTCAAGTCCTCTGTGCGGTAGGCGTGCGCGCCGTGTCCGCATGTCGGATGGGGCTGACGTGAAACGCTGGAGCACCAACGGCACGGCCGACATCGATACGCGATATCCCAATTGGATTCGGCGCAATGCGAATTGGCTCCCCATCTGGGTGCTGAATGTCTACGCCAAGGTTCGTCGGTATGGACGACGGTGAACACGCGAATGCAACAGGCAACCTGGACGGCCGAGCAATGTGCAGGGCTTCTCAACAAGGCCAAACGCTCGCCGACAGGATGGAAGGCCTGCTGTCCGGCGCACGAGGACAAGGATCCATCCTTGTTTCTCGCCGATGGGGACGATGGGCTCGCGTTGCGCTGCTATGCCGGGTGCGACTACAAGTCAATCGCCCAGGCGCTCGAGGCCAAGGGCGCTTATCTGAATGGCTACCGGGACAGGAGCGATGTCTTCACCGAGCACTTCGAACTCGGGCCGTATCACTCGTATTGGGATTACCACAACGCGGCTGGCGCATTCATCATGCGGGTCTGCCGCTGGGAGCAGCCGGGGGGCAAGAAGACAATCCGCCCCATCACCAAGACCGTCGATGGCTGGAAATGGGGACATCACCCGAATCCGCGGCCGCTCTTTCAACTCGACCGCTTGACCAACGAGCCCAATTTGCCGGTGATTATCGTGGAAGGGGAGAAGACGGCGGTGGCCGCACAGAAGCTCTTTCCCTCTCACTTGGCAACGACCTGGCCCGGGGGCGCCGCCTCGACTGGGCAGACGGATTTGATGCCGCTCAAAGGGCGCGAGGTGATTTTGGTGCCCGACTGCGATATCGCGGGCCGCAAGGCGATGGCCTGGATGCAGCAGCATTTGAAGGACGTGGCGAAGTCCGCACGCATTGTGGACCCCGCGACGCTCGCGGCCGATCTTCCCGGCGGCTGGGATCTGGCGGATGCGCTCGCCGAGAAGCGCGACGTCTCGGCATGGCTCTTGGCGCCGGCGGCTCCGGTCAAGATTCGGCAAATCATGCGTTGGCTGGACCTCGAGGCGAGCACGCCCCCCGATCGGCCGTGGGCGGTGGCTCATTGGCTGGGCGCGGGCACCACGCTCTTGGCCGGCCGCGGCGGCATCGGCAAGACCTTGCTCGCCCAGACGCTCGCGACCGCGATGGCTTTGGGCAAGAATTTCCTGGACGCGATCGAGACGCCGCTCAAGGTGCTCTTCTGGGCCTGCGAGGACGACCATGATGAACTCTGGCGTCGACAGATTGCGATCTGCCGCTATTTGGGCGCGACCCTCGCCGATCTTGAGGGCAAGCTCGTGATCGAGCCGCGCTCAGGTTTGGACAATACCCTCTTCTACGCCGAGTACGGGGCGCCCAAGTGGACCGGCCTCTACGGCGAGCTCGTCGCTCAGGTCAATGACTATCAGGCCGATGTGACCCTGATCGACAACATCGGGCAGACCTTCGGTGGTAAGGAGAACGACCGCCACCATGTGACCTCCTTCGTCAATGGCATGACAGGACTTGCGCACGGCCGGCTGCATAGCACGGTGCTGCTCGCGCATCCCGGCAAGCAGGAGGACTCCGAATTCTCAGGCTCGACGGCTTGGGAAAATTCGATGCGGATGCGCTGGTACATGGGGATGAAGCTCCCCGACCAGACGGAGGAGGGTGGCGGCGAAGAGGCGGATCCGGATGTGCGCTACATCGCGAAGCGCAAGACCAATTACACCATCAAGGATTATCGCAAGCTGATCTATCGGCAGGGCGTGTTCGAAGCCGCCCTGGAGCCCGGTTCGTTCAGCGATCGGTATACCTTCGGGCGGCGTAATGAGGCGGCGGAGGAGGTCATTCTTAAGGCGCTCGATAAATTCGTGGCTGTGGATGTTCGAACCACGGACTCGCGCACGTCGCCGGACTACCTGCCGAAGAAAATGCGCCAGGACAAGCTCACACAGGACTTCTCCCCGCGCGAGTTGGCGGAGGCTTTGGGACGACTGCGGCTCGATGGCCGGGTGACGGATGGCCCCGTCGGCAAGTTCGCCAATCGGCAGGTCAAGTCAGGGCTCGTGAGAGGGTCAAAATGATGCTCCCGCTACCTGCTCCCACTACCCAAGAATCTGCTCTCACTACCCCGGAAACTGCTCTGGGTACTTGCTCCTGCTACCCCTATGGGGGTGAAACCCCCAGGGGAAGCGGGAGCAGTACGGCGGAAGCGGGAGCAACGGAAGCGGAAGCGGGAGCAAGAAGCGCGAGCAAGCCCCAGCCCAATGCCCCCGACTGGCTCACCGCGCAGGCCAAAGCCATCGCGACCGCACGGCCGAAAAAGCCGCGCTCGGCGTACCAAAGGCGGTGGCGATGAGTCAATCGGAAATCTGAAAGCATTTGAACGCGATCCACTAACCAACCCCAGGGGAATTACGTGACCGACACTGCCATCGAATCCGAAATCCAAGCGAAGGGCTTGACTGCCCCGCGAGTCACGCCGGCCGACATCGAGGCCAACATCACCGCGTCGTACGCGTTCACCGCCTGGTCAGCGCTCGGCGAGGGCGTGCCGCGCATGGACGAACTGAAGCTGCTCACCATCGCGGTGCTCGTGCTCAAGAACGGCTTTACCGTCACGGGCGAATCGGCCTGCGCGAGCCCTGAAAACTTCGACGCCGAACTCGGCGCGAAGATCGCCATCGGTAACGCGAAGGCCAAGATCTGGCCGCTGATGGGCTACGCGCTGAAGCAATCCCTCACCGAGATGCCGAAGGTAGCGGGCAGGGTGCCCACATGAAAACCTACAGCCCAGCACCCGACGTCGACGCCATCATCGAGTCCGTGCGCGAGACCTACCACGAGCGGTTGACCGATGTGACGGTCACGGGCCTCTTCGCCTTCGACACGGAATCGAGCTTGCCCGTGCTCAAGCACCAGGGCTATGCCGCCGGCGCCATCGTGCGCATCACGCCGCTCAAAGACCGCGCGTTAGGCATGGCCGATGCCACCATCGTCGTCGACCGCGCGGGCTGGCTCGCACTCTCGCAGCGTCAGCGCGTCGCCTTGCTCGACCACGAGTTGACGCACCTCGAGGTCAAGACCGACGAGGAGGAGGGCGCCAAGGAGCCGGTGCCGGTGTGCGATGCGGTGGGGCGCCCGAAGCTCCTGATGCGCAAGCACGACCACCAATTTGGCTGGTTCGATGAAGTCGCGCAACGTCACGGCGAGGCGAGTCCCGAGGTGCGACAAGCGCGCGTGCTGATGGAATCGAGTGGGCAGCTGTACTTCGACTTTGAGCCGCGTGGGGCGGTGCCTAAGCGCGAACGCAAGGCGCACGAGCGCGTGGATGTCAACTGACATGCCCGAGTACAAACTCACGCGCGAGATGCGGGACACGATCGCGACCATCTTGGGTCCGCACATCTTTCGCGTCTCGAAGGAGGACGCATTGATGCAGTCGGCGACTGCGGTGTTGGACGCGAATGCCGAGCGCGATCACGTCAAGGTGTTGGCGGAGGCGCTGCGCGGCGAGATCCGCACCTTGGCGGCGATTCAGATGCGCCAGCGCGGGGTGAGCCGGCTCGTGCTCACGCGCAAAGAACTCGATGACTTGCCGCAGGACGTGGAGGTCAACGTGGAAGCGCCAGAGCCCGGGGTGCGGGTGTATGAACTCGTGGCGAAGACGGCCGCGAAGATCGTGCTGCAATGACTGGCCGCTCCGCCATGCGCGCCGCGATGGGCAACCGCGATGCCAATCACAGCGAGATCACTGAGGCGTACGAGGCGCTGTACTGCACCGTCGTCGACACGCATGGGCAAGGCGGTGGGTTCCCCGACATCGTGGTCAAGATCCCAACGAAGCGCGGCCCGCGCGCCGAACTCGTCGAGATCAAAACCACGGACGGCCGCTTGAACGCAGCGCAAATCCGCTTCATCGCCGAGTGGGGCAGCTGTGTCACGGTAGTGCAGACCAAGGCCGACGTGTGGGCGCACGTCGAGCGGGTGAGGGCATGAGCCGCGAACGTCAACGCGCCCGCCAATTGAAAGCCGTCACCGCCGGTATGACGATTGAGCGCCAGATCGGCATGATGGACACGCGCGATGCGATTGAGCACGTGCGCATCGCAGCCCTTGCCGCCATTGCCGAGACGCGCGGCATGTGGCGCTTCCTCGTTGAACGCGGACTTGCCACGGAAGCGCAACGTCAGGACTATCTCGACAAGGGCTATGATGATTTGTTGGACACGGTGAACGGCAAGGCGGCGGAGATTTATGTGGAGGGGGCACAAGGTCGTGGCTAAAGCACTGAGCGCGCAGCAACGCAAGTTCATTGCGCATTACCTGCTTGAGTTCAATGCGACGGAAGCTGCGAAGCAAGCCGGATACTCGGAGGACACGGCTGATGTGCAGGGCTCGCGCCTGTTAAGAAATGTTCGGGTGCTGGACGAGGTGCGACGTCGTTGCCTCCTAGCAGAAAAGCGCCTCGAACTCAACGGCGATGATATCCGTAGCTTTCACGCACGCGTGATGACGGACCCGCGTCAGGAATGCGACGGCGGTCCATCGCATATCGCGCGAATTATGTCGGCTCGCGAACTCGGCAAATTGTTAGGCCTCTACACCTCCAAGATCGAAGTGCGCGGCAGCATCACGCTCGTCGATTTACTGGCGGCGGCGGATCAGCGGACGGTGGTGCAGCAGCCGACTGTTCAATGACCTTCGCCCTCGCCGTCGACAAGATCATCGCGTATCGCAACTCGCCGCTGTTGATGGTGCGCGAACTCTTCCACATCGAGCCCGACCTGTGGCAGCAGGACGTGTTGAACGACTTCCCGCACAACCCACGGCAGGCGATGGCCTGCTGCAAGGGCCCGGGTAAGACGGCCGTCCTTGCGTGGCTCGCGTGGAACTTTCTGCTGACGCGCAAGTACCCCAAAGTCGCCGCGCTCTCGATCACCGGCAAGAACTTGAAGGATAATCTCTGGGCCGAGATGGCGAAGTGGCAGAACGTCTGCGTGCTGCTGCAGGGGCTATTCGAGTGGACGGCGGAGCGCATCAGCTTGAAAGCGAGCCCCGACACCTGGTTCATGACCGCGCGCACCTTTCAGCAGTCAGCCTCAACCGAGGAGCTGGGCTCAACCTTGGCCGGCACATGGGCGGACAACGTTCTCTTCCTGATCGATGAGGCGGGCGGCATTCCGGTCCCCATCGTGCGCACCGCCGAAGCGGTGCTGCAGGGCAAGGGCATCGATGCCCATATCATCCTCGCCGGCAACACCACATCGAACACGGGCGCCCTGTACGAGGCGGTCATCATGCGCCGGCACATGTGGAAGGTCTACGAGGTGACGGCCGACCCGGATGACCTTAAGCGCACGCCGCGCATCGATGCGGAGTACTGCCGGCAGCAGATTGCGGAGTACGGGCGCGACAACCCGTTCGTGATGATCAATATCCTCGCGCGCTTCCCGACGCAGGGCGTGAATCAATTGATCTCAGCCGATGCGGTGCGCGACTGCTTAGGGCGCCACATCCACCTGCGCGCCTATGACTGGGCCCCCAAGATCATCGGCGCCGACATCGCGGACCAGGGCGATGACCGGACGGTGTTCTTCCCGCGCCAGGGCTTAACCTACTTCAAGCCGATTGTCCTCAGGAATATGGATTCCGTGTTCATCGCCGGGCATTTGGGCGAGATGGCGACCAAGTGGGGCGCGGACTCCATCCAAATGGACGCGTCCGGCGGCTACGGCGCAGGTCCCATGGCCATCTTGCGCCAGGAGGGCTACTCGGTCATTCCGGTGTACGGCAGTGGCAAGCCCAATGATCCGAAGTTCTTCAACAAGCGCGCCGAGTGCTACTGGACGGCGTGCGAGCACATGATGACCGGCGCCAGCCTCCCGGCCGATTGCGATGAGATCGTGGCCGAACTCTCGACCGTCACCTACGGCTACAAGGGCGATAAGATCGTCATCGAAGAGAAAAAAATGATCAAGGCGCGGTTGGGGCGATCTCCGGACTTAGCCGATGCGCTGGTCTACACGCACGCCTTTCCGGTGGCGGCGACCCGCGATACGCGTGAGGCGCTGTTCCCGTTTGACTTGGGTCCCGCCGCTGGCGGGAGTTCGACGAAGCATGATTACGATCCGCTCTCGCGCCCTTGACATTGCGCTTTGACAGCTTGAGCCCCCTTCGGTAACTCTCGGCCCCGCATTCAATCAGCGGAGGCGATTCTATGGCGATGTACGGCGAGAAACTCAAAGCGGCCAAGCCCGTGAAAGTACCGCCCGTCCACAAGCCGCCGCGCCTCTGGCCGGTCAAGCCCGAGCAATCCACCTCCTCAAAGTTATATGGAGCCAAAAAGTGAAACCATCCACAGTGCGCGGCACCCCCGTGCGTTCCATTTCCCAAGGCGGCTACGACAACACGGGGAAGCCCTCAGGCTTTCAAGGCACCGTCAACGGCCAGTACGCGGGTCAGTCCGCCACCCCCGGCGGCGGCACGCCATACCACTCCGGTGCCGGCAACGACGATCAGGCGAAGCGCGTGGCCTCCCGCGGCACCAAGATGGGCACGGTCATCGACACGCAGACCGGCACCAACATGAATGAGCCGGAGAGTAACGGCAACGGCGTGGTGTTTGATGGCGTCTCCAGGAGCGCCGGTTACCGTGCGGGCTCGCAGCCACAAACGCTCGACTCTCCCGTGCCCACCGATTGTCAGAAGCCGGTGCAGGATGCCCCGGTGAAGCTCGCCAATATCCGCTCCGGCATCGGGGGGAGCTGGGGACCGGATGACGGGCCCGGGGATAACTTCCAGACGATGGGCGGAGTGATGGACCGCTGATGCCCGCAGCGTTAGGAGTGGCGGCTGAATATATCGGCACGTACTTCACTGCGGCCGGTGCAGGCACCGCTGCCGCCGGAACGGCCGCTGGGACGACGGCGGCTGCTGGGACCGCGGCAGGTGCTACGGCTGCAGGGGCCACCGCCGCTGGTGCAACAGCAGCCGGAACAGCGGCAGCAGGCGCAACAGCTGCGGGCACGACTGCTGCTGCCGTAGGCACAGCCGCCGAGCTCGCTGCAGTTGCCCCCGCACTTCCCGGCATTGCGGCGGGTGTGGGCGATGTCTCGGCCGCCACGCTCGCATCGTACGCGGCAAGTTCCGCGACCGGCGTCTCGGCACTGTCAACCCTCGCGCGCGGTGCCCCCGGCATCAACTTGCCCCCAGCGCCGCACACGCAGTTGGGCGCCGATCAATCGGTGGCGCAGGCCGACGCACAAGCCCTCCAGCGGGCGCAGGTACGCGGCGGTCTCGACTCCACCACCGGCACCGCAGGCGGTCTCCAGGGCGCTGTGCTGAACCCAACAACGTTATCGAGCAAATCTCTCTTGGGAGGCTGATGTGGCGACCGACATCATTCAAAAAGTCCTCGCCCAACGCACCACGAGCGTCGGCGGCATCTACACCGACTTTGTTGCGGCGACCGAACTCTCGACGATCCCGAGCGTCGGCTCATCGCTGGTCGGCACCATCAAAAGTGCCTTGGCCGCCTCGCTTTTCAACAATGGCGTCACGGCGCAGCCCTTGACGGCCCCGCCCGCGTGGGTCTTATCAACCGTGTACCAGCAAGGCCAGGCGGTCACCAATGGCGGCAACGTCTATGTGGCCATCAACAACGGCGGCACCTCAGCGGCCTCCGGCGGCCCCTCCGGCATTGGTAGTGCGGTCATCGTCGATAACACGGTCAACTGGTACTACTGGGGCCCGACCTGGACCTCCTCGCCGCTGGCACCGACGTGTTCGAATCAAACCTTTGCCAATCGCTACACCGGGTTATTTTGGGCCAACACCGGCAACACCTACGGCATCGGTTCGACGCGCATCAGCGACTCGAGCAATTTTCTCTACTACGGCTGCAGTTACGCGGATGGCACCGGCACCAACAATTCAACGCTCTTCGATCAGAAGGGCCTCATCATGGGGGTGTCCTTCATCACCGATGCGCCGGCCTTTCAGATTGTGCTTGCGCAGGCGATCGCCCCCTCGCTCACGATTTTCGTCAACGGCGTGCCGGTGACCCTAGGGATGACGATCTACAGCAACAACCAGCAGTTCTTCCAAATGGTGTTCTCCGACCGGCGCCCGCGGCAGATCACCATGGAGACACAGACCAACCTCATCGGCAGTTTCTACGGCGTCGTCATCAATGACACCATCTCGAAGGTCTCCGCGCCCGCCCCGCCCATTTCCTTCACCATGAGCATGGTGGGGACCTCGTACCTTGATGGCTCCGGTCAGCACCCCGTCACGCCCTCGTTGAGCTTGGGTGCACAGATCGCGCGTTACTTGGGGTGCCCCAATTTTTGGATCGATCGCATTGGATCGGGCTCCGGCTACGTCGCAGGCGGGGGAGCCTCGGAGCCTTTCGGGCACGCTCTGCGGGTGGCAGCGCTCGCCGCCGCCACTCCTCCGAACGTGGTGCTCATTTCAGGCGGCGGCGTCAACGATATCGGCGCGGCCGCGATCACGGGTGCGTCCGGCGGCGCTGCCGGTGCTGCGGCGCTCGCCATCGAGCAGGCGGCGGCCCTCGCGTACTACCAGACGGTGCGGGGATTGTTCCCGAGCGCCATCATGATCGTCATCGGCTCTGAGGCCGGCAACACCGGGCCGTCCGCGGCGATTCTTAACATGGAACAGGCCGTCGCCAACGCGGTGGCGCAGTTCAACGATCCCTATTGCCTCTACATCCCGCAGGCGGGCATCTCGGCCAATAAATCCTTCATCTCCGGCACCGGCACCACCGCGGCCACCAACGGCAGCGGCAACTCCGATGTCCTCATCGGGGCCGACGGCATTCACCCGGTGCAACTGGGCGTCAATGAGTTGGCTTACCTCAGCGCTAATGCCATGCGCAAAGTCCTCTCGGCGCTCAATTGAGCTTCGTCGACCTAAACGCACCCTCGGCTGGCGAGCTCCTCGGCGCATCCCCCGATGTGCGCGACGGATCTAAGGGCGCACGCAATAAGCGACGCGGCAACGGCAAGGGACGCGCAGGCAAGGGCGGCCTCGACAATGTGCCGATTGAGCAGGCGGCAAAAACAAAATACGAGATGCGCCGCAACTACATGAACCTGGACCGCGAGACCTGGCGCTCGCACTGGCTCGACATCAAGAACAACTTCATCCCGTACCGCTCACGGTGGTTGGACGATGGCGGCGTGCCCAATCGCGGCAACAAGAAGATGCAGTACATCGTCGATAACTGCCCACTCTTGGCGCTGCGCACGATGTCGGCCGGGTTGATGTCGGGCATGACGAGTCCTTCGCGCCCGTGGTTTCGCCTGCGCCCCGAGGATGACGACATTTACGATCAGCCGGGCGTTGCCGAGTGGTGCGAGAAGGCGACCGATGGCGTGCACCGCATCTTGCAGAAGTCGAACTTCTACCGCCAGATGCCGAGTGCGTATTCGGAGATCGGCGCCTTCGGTACCGCGGCGTTGGGCGTGTACGAAGTGCCGTATGACCCTAAAAAGAAGCATCAGAAACTCATCAACGTCATCGCCTACACCATTGGAGAGTACTGGTGCTCGCAGAACGATGAGGGCAAGGTCGACACCTTCATTCGCAAATTCAAGTGGACGGTGCGCCAGGTCATCCAAAAGTTCGTGGAAGACCCCAACGATCCCGATGACCCCACGTGGGGCAACATCTCGCCCTCGACGATTGCGCAGTGGCGCGCGCGCACCTGGGAGACGTGGATTGATGTCATCCACGTGATTGAGCCCAATGAGGAGTACGAGCAGGGCGCGCTGGGACTTAAGGGCATGCAGACGCGCAGTGTCTATTACGAATTAGGCGGCGATCCCGACACGCTCCTGGGCGTGCTGGGCTATCCCGATGATCCGGTGAAGGTCGCGCGCTGGGAAACCAACTCGGATAACGTCTACGGCCATTCGCCCGCGATGTACTGCTTGGGCGATGCCAAGCAATTGATGGTGCAGCAGAAGCGCAAGATGCAGGCGATCGACAAGCAAGTCGAGCCGCCGCTGATCGGCGATGCCGCGATGAAGCGCACCACGGTGTCGCAACTGCCGGGCGACATCACGTGGCTGGAGTCGACCTCCGCGACCACCTTTGGCTTAAAGCCGCTCTACGAAGTGAAGCCGGAACTCGCCGAGATGCTGCAGGACCTGCAGGACACGCGCCAGCGCATCAAAGCGGGCATGTACGAAGATGTCTTCCAGATGATGCGCTCGTTGGGCGACACGCTGAAGGCCGGCATTACCGCGACCGAGATCGATGCGCGCAAGCAGGAGCAGCTCCTTGAACTCGGGCCGCTGCTCGATCGCTTGAATGGCGAATGGTTCGAGCCCTTGATCGATCAAGTGTTCTCGCTCGCCGTCAAACGCTCAAGTCTCGCGTGGCAGCACATCGCGCGAAACGAAGCGGTGCCGAAGGGCATGGAGATGTATCTGCCGCCCCCACCGCCCGCACTGCAGGGCGTCAAGCTCGACATCCAGTACATCTCGATTCTGGCGCAAGCGGTGCGCGTGGCCGAGATCCAGGGCATCAACCAGGTCACGACGTATATTCTGCAGCTCGCGGAAGCGAAGCCCGAGATTCTCGATAAGTTCGACTTCGACAAAGCGGTCGCCATCATGTCGGACCGCTTAGGGGTGCCACCTGAGTGCATTGTCGCGGACGATGTGGTCAAGCAGATTCGCGATCAGCGCCAGAAGCAGCAGGCCGCAGCGCAGCAGCAAGAGCAACAGCAAAACGCTATTACGGCGGCAAGCCAAGCGGCGAAGAATCTAGGGCAGACACCGGTCGGCGGTAGCAACGCGCTCGATCAGTTGCTCAATGGCCAGCAGAAGCAGGCGGCGTGAAGCGTCCCGATATAGCCGAGTCGCGCAGCACTCCCAGAGATGGGCTCCAACCCTTGCGGGGAAGACAAGCACGTAACGGGCACGGCCTCCGCCTTTTACATCACCCAAATGCCCGGGTCTCTCCGGGATTATTTCGTCGGGACGGCGCGATTTTAACATGACGGACCCTCTCGAGGAACGCGACGAGGTCGAACGTGAAGTCGCCGACAAGCGCGTGGTCGAGGCCATGGACGAGGCGGCGCAGACCGATCAACTGCGCGCGCTCTTGGAGGATGAAAACGTGCGCGACTTGGTGTGGCGCGTGATGGGCTGGTGCGGAATCTTCACCGACCCGATGAACTCGAATTTCGGGAACGTGGCCTACGGGTTGGGCAAGGCCGCCATCGGCAAGAAGCTACTGGTGGAAATCAACCTCGCGAACCCACAAGCGTGGCTCGAGATGCAATTGAAGTCCGCGAAGATTGCTGCGGAGGAGGCGAAGGCCGCGGCACTGAAACGCCTGCGCAAGGGGCGTTCGACTTGAGCCAGTCTTTGAGGACTTCCCTCACGTAGTAAAACCGTTTGCCCTTGCGCGTATTGGGCGGACCCTCGCCCTTATCCCTCCATCGACGCAGCGTGTAGCGGTTCACGCCGAGAAACTGTGATGCGCGCCCGATGCCCATTATCTCCGGTGTACGTGCCATAACGACTCCAATTGTGCCCGATGGTGCCAATTGGATGGTCATTGTAAAGGAAACGAGAAAACCCGTCGTACTCTCCGTCGCGAAAGGCGAGCCGCATCACACCGATGTGGCGAGAGGCACGATGCCAGACCCCGTTGTAACTCCGAGCGACAATCCAAATCAGCCCGCAGTGGTAACACCGGCACCGGCTGCAACACCTGTTGCACCCGCACCGGCGGTTCCGACCGTCACGCCAGCAATCGAAACTCCTCCCGCGGCACCGGCCGCACCAGTCGAGCCAGCGACACCCGCTGCTGCGACGACGCCCGAGACGCCGAAGCCCACGGAGCCCGCAGCCGCGGAGCCCGAGACTCCGGCGGCTGCCACCATTCCTGAGACCTACGACATCGCGCTCCCGAAGGCGATGCTGGATGCCGGCCTCAAGGTAAATCCGGATCTGCTGCCCGCGTTGACCCCGGCCTTGAAGAAGGCAGGCCTCACGCAGACGCAGTTGCAGACGGTGGCCGAATCGTTCTTGGAGTTCCAAGGAAAGCTCCCCGCGCGAATGCTGGAGCGGGACTTGGAAGTAACGATGAAGGATCCGGACATTGGGGGCCTCAACTATGGACGCACGCAGGGGCATGTGAATGCCGCCCTGACCGCGTTCACGACACCTGAGTTTCGATCTCTGCTGAATCAGACGGGATTGGCGAACAATTTGGAGTTTGTCCGTGTGTTCGAGCGTATCGGCAAGGCCATGTCGGGCGACAGCGCCGCGCGTGGCTCACCCGACGGCGCGCCGCAATTGAGTCGAGCCGAACGTATGTACGGCAAGACCGCACCCAACACTTAAGCGGAGAACTTCATGGCGACCATTGGCGGTACAGTTTTCACCCTCTCGGACTTTGCGCAGCGCATGGACCCGGATGGCAGCATCCCGGACATCGCGGAGCTGTTGAACGAGAAAAACGAGATCCTCTCCGACATGCTGTGGGTCGAGGGGAACTTGCCCACCGGCATGCGCACGACCCAGCGCGCCGGCCTTCCCAACGTGGCCTTCCGGCAGCTGAATACTGGCGTCACGCCGTCCAAGTCCACCGTGGGCCAAGTCGATGACGCCTGCGCCATTTTGGAAGGCTGGTCAGTCATCGATGAGAAACTCGCCCAGCTGAACGGCAATGTCGCCGCGCTTCGGCTGTCGGAAGCCAAGCCGTTCTTGGAGGCGATGAACCAGCAGTTCACGCAGACGCTTTTCTACGGCAACACCGCGGTCAACGTCGAACGGTTCTTAGGATTGTCCCCGCGCTACGGCGTCATCTCGGGCGCCACCAACGCGCAGAACATCATCTCAGGCGGCGGCTCCGGCGGCTCGGTCCAGGCCTCGGTGTGGCTCGCGGGCTGGGGTGAGGACACGGTGTGCGGGATTTTCCCCAAGGGCACGAAGGCGGGCCTCACGCACGAGGACTACGGGTTGCAGACGGTGCAGACGGCCGCTGCGGGCTCTGCGGTCGGCATGACCTCAGGGTTCATGCGCGCCTACCAGGATCGCTTTGTGTGGGAGCCGGGCCTGGCCTTGCGTGACTGGCGCTACACGGTGCGCATCCCGAACTTGTCGGTCACGGCGCTCACCACCAACACGTCGCCGCCCGACATCATCTCGCTGATGAGCCGGTCACTCGATCGCATCCCGTCGCTGAAAGGCTGTACGCCGGTGTTCTACATGAACCGCACCGTCTACAGCTTCTTGCGCCTGCAGGGGCTCACGAAATCCGCCAATGCGGTCACCGTGCAGCCCGCCTTGAACCAGTTCGAACTCGGGTTCGAGGGCGTGCCGATCCGTCGTTGCGATCAGCTGTTGAACACCGAGGCGCAGGTCTCGTAGTCCGCACGCCAGGACGAAAGCGAAGCCCGGAGCAGTCCGGGCGGCTCGCAGGCAAATGTACGTTCACTAGGAGAATACCGTGATCATCGACAACGAAAATCAATTCAGCACCGGCGGCACTGCGGGCCAGTCCGTCGCCGCATTCGCCGCCGGCACGACCGCCTTGGGCAATGTCATCGACTCGGGGCCCCTGGGTGGTCAGAACACGCCCAACACCAACGCGGGGCGCGACTTCGGCATGGGGTATCCGTCCTGGATTTACCTGCTCTTCATCACGGGACTCGCGCAGGCTGCGAACACCGCCGACATTCAGTTGGTGAGTTCGGCCGCAGCGGCCTTGACCTCGCCCAACGTGATGCTGGACTTGACCGGCGGCCCGATCACCGTCACGGCGAATGCGAAAGTCGCGACGGGCGCTGCGCTGCGCTTCGAGTTGCCGCGTGCGGGCATCGGCGGGACCACGGGCTGGCTGCGCTTCATCGGCGTCAATTTCGTGCTGGTCACCACCGCCTTCACGGCGGGCAACGTCAACTGCTTCCTGACGAGAGACATTCAGGACAATTTAATTTACGCCGCCGGCTTCCTGGTGGCGTGATGCGCGTCCTCACCAAAAGCGCCTGCTACATCGAGGGGGTGTGGCACGGCGCCAATACCGAAATCGACATCCCCGAGGAGCATTTCCACGAGTCGGTGCACACGCCGTTGGAGGACGCGAAGCCGGCGGCGGAGCCGGAGCCCGAGCCCGAGCCCGAGGATGACGAGGAGGATGAGAAATGAAAGTGCTCGCAACGCAGACCGGGTACTACGACAACATCATTCGCGATCCGGGCGAGGTGTTCGAACTCCTCAAGAACGAGGATGGCTCAGACCCGTTGCGCGAAGATTGGGTGCCAAAGCTCGACGCGCAGGGCAAGGACACGGGCGAGGGCGAGTACGTGCTCTTCAAGGACAAGAAGGGCGAGCACGTGCACCGCGACTACGCGCCCGATCACGGCGAAGTGGTGCTACGGAGCGGTCCCAAACGCGGCGAGACGCACCGCTTCGGCTGGATGCAAGTAGTCCCCGACACGGTCGAGTGCGGCATCTATCCCGCCGGCACGCAGTTCGACCGCGTGTTGCAGATGCCCGCGCCGCGCAAGGCACCGACGGTTGAGCGCATTCAGGCGCCCATCAAAGGGTCCACGAATCGTCCGAAGTTCGGGTGATCTGTGCCTACGACGGCGCACACCACCAACGCGCTCACCTTCCCGATGGACGGGAGCACCGTCATTTGGCCCGCCGTCCCCAATGGCAACCAGGGCGATGGGGTGGCTGAAGATTGGGTGACGGCGTTCTTTCAGGTCACGGGAACCATCGGCGCGGCGGGCTCGATTCAGATGGAGGGCTCGAACGATGGCACCAATTGGGTGAAGCTCTCGCCGGCCGCGCTCACCGCCGTGGGCCTGTTTGCCGCCTTGGGGGCCAATGAGCATCCGAAGTTCATCCGCCCCAATGTCACGGCAGGCGATGGCACCACGGCGCTCACCGTCACCGGTTTCTTGAAGAAACTGCGCTCGGGTGCGGTATGACCAGCAGGGCGTAGCCCATGGCCAGTCAGCTGGACGTATATAACCTCGCGCTCACGAACTTAGACCTCTCCATCACCGTCAAGAGTTTGAACGACAACAGCCCGGCGGCTGGCGTCTGCAATCGCTACTTCGACTTCGCGCGAAAAAGAGTCCTCGAGAAAGCGCACTGGGGATTCGCCACCAAGATGGCGGCGTTGGCGCTCCTCGTAGATCAAAGCACGATCACGACCCAAGCGGCGCTGGTCTTCCCCGGCTTTCGCTACGTGTACGCAAAGCCCACCGACTGCCTGCGCGGTCTCGCCGTCACCACGCAGTACGGCATACGCCTCAATCCCTTCACGCGCAGCTGGTGGTACGACATGAGCCAGGCACCGCAGTGGGGGCCATACCGGCCGCCGTGGCGTGAGGCGATCGACGTCATCAACGTGGCGGGCGCGGGCAACGCGGTCGATATCCTGACCGATCAGGACAACGCCTGGTTCGTGTATGTGACGGACGCCACCAACGTCAACATCTGGACGCAGGCCTTCACCGACTGCGTCGCCTGGAATCTCTCGGTGCGCATCGCCGGGCCATTGTCCGCCAATCAGGTCGCGAAACAGAACGCCATCAAGATGGCGAAAGAGTCGTTGACCGATGCGCTTCTCATCGACTTGAACGAGCAGCAACCGGACCCCTATCCCGATAGCCCGGCGATCACGGCGCGCAACTGATGTACGAGACACCGGTCTACACGCTGCAAGCGAACTTCGCCCGCGGCGAGGTCTCGCCGTACCTGTTCGGCCGGGTGGACCTTACCGCCTACTCGGCTGGCCTGCGCACCCTTCGTAATGGCTTCGTGCGCCCCGAGGGGCCGGTCTCGAATCGCCCGGGGTTCAAGTTCATCGGCACTTCCCTCACGCAGGCGCCCAAAGCCTCGACCCTGCTCCCCTTCGTGTTCAAGGCGACCCAAAGCTATGTCATCGAGGTGGGCGCGCTCTCGGCCCAAGTCTTCTCAGCCGGTTCCCTGGTGGTGGGCGCGACTTTCGCGACGCCATGGGCCGCGGCGGACTTAGCCAACCTGCGCTTTGCGCAATCGACCGACACCCTGACCGTGGTGCACCCGAACTATCCGCCGTACGAGATCAAGCGGGTGTCGGCCAATTCCTTCACGTGTCTGCCCGGTGCCTACATCAACGGGCCCTTCCTGCCGCAGAACACCGACGGCACCACGTTTGTGTTCGCGAGCGCCATCACCGGCACCGTGACGCTGACCGCCTCCTCTCCCATCTTCAACGCGGGCCAGGTCGGCGGCCTCGTGCAACTCACGCAACAGGATCTCTCGCAGATTCCACCGTGGGAGCCCTCCAAGCTCTTCACCGATAATACCGGCACCAAGATCACGCCGGTGGGACTCTACCGGCGCGCGAGCTTGAAGAACTACAAATGCGTCGCGACCACGAATCCCTCACCGGCCTCTGGCTGGGCGACGGGCACGTGGATTCCGAGCCACTCCCAGGGCACGCAGACCGACGGCGACGGCAGCACGATCCCGAACTTGGCGTCGATCTGCGGCGTGAGTTGGCAGTACCAGGACTCAGGGTTTGGCGTCGTGCTCATCACGGGCTACACCGATTCGACCCATGTGACCGCCGTGGTGCAGCCGAATTACGTCGGCGGTCCCTCTCTGTTGCCACTCTCTTGCGTCGGCGGCCCCATCACGGTGTTTGGGCCCTTCACCTTCACCGCAACCGCGAATCAGACCGCCTTCACGCCCTTGACCGGCGTCACCACCACCGATCCGACCAAGTTCTTCGTGACCGTGAACGGCATCTATCAAGCGCCGTCCGCGTACTCGGTGGCGGCGACGACCTTGACCTTTCTCGCGGGGCAGACGGTGGGCTCAACCGTCGTCATCCGGCAGATCACGCAACTGGGGCAGACGACCTACTGGAACTTCGGCGCCTTCAGCACCGATCAGGGCTATCCGTCCGCCGTCTCTTACATCCCCGACCGGTTGGTCCTTGCTGCGACTCCGAAGCAGCCGGTCGGCGTTTTTGGCAGCCAAACGAGCCAGTACAAGAACTTTCAGGTGAGTAGCCCGGTGGTGGCCTCGGATGCCTTCGCGGCGTTTTTGAATGCGCGGCAGTTAAACGCCATCTCGGACCTGATCCCGCTATCGGACCTGCTGATCGGCACGTCCAACATCATCTGGCGACTGTGGCCCGGCTCAACTGGCACCGCGCTCGGGCCCTTGGCCATCAAAGCGGATCCGCAAAACTACTACGGCCAGAATCCCACCTGCGCCTCGGTGCTCTTCGGTGACTCGGCGATCTTCGCTGAATTCGACGGCCGGCGCTTGCGCGACCTCATCTACCAATTCGCGTACGACAAGTTCAAGGGCGATGAACTCACCCTCTATTCGCGCCACCTGATCCCCTTCGGCACGCAGTTGACAAGGCTTGCCTACAAGCCCGATCCCGCCGGGCAGATGCTCTTCGCCTTGCGCTCCGATGGCGGCCTCCTCTGCTGCACGTATTTGAAGGAACAGCAAGTCACCGGCTGGGCGCACTGGGATACGCAGGGCACGTTCGAGGATATCTGCGTGGTGCCTGAGAACACGGCCTTTGCGCTCTACGCCATCATCAATCGCACCATCAACGGCGCGACGATGCGCTACGTCGAGCGGCTCTCGAGCCGTGAAGTCAAGTCGGTGTACGACTATCAGTTCCTCGACTGCAACCTGACCTACGACGGGCGGAATTCGTCGGCGACCACCATGGTGCTGACCGGCGGCACGTCGTGGCTTGCGGGGGATGTCGGCACGCTCAACGCGTCCGGAACTGCCGGTTGGGCAACCTTCTTGCCGGCCGATGTGGGCAATGAGATCTGGATTTACGATGCCACGGGCGCGCGCTGCCGCCTGCTCATCACCGCGCGCTCGAGCACCACGCAAGTCTCGGTGCGACTCAAAGACCCGTGCCCCGCGACCCTGCAGGGCATCGCGACGGCTATTTGGACCTTCGCGCGCCTGAGGTTCACGGGGGCCACCCAAATCGCCGGCATGCCGGCGGTGGCGTTGGTGGATGCGACCACCTTAGGTATCGATGCCACCGGCATTGTGCCGAATGGCCAGGTGACGATTGGCTTGGATGGTTCGATCACGTTGCCCGCTGCCGGCGGCGTCGTCCAGGTGGGGCTGCCGTATCTGTCGGACTTCGAGACGCTGTCCTTGAATGCGCAGGGCCAAGAGACCATCCGCATGCGCGCGAAGTCGAACCCGGTCATTTACTTGGACTGCACCGAAACGCGGAACTTCATCGCCGGCACCGACTTCACGACCATGTACCCCTCCGAGCAGCGCGCGTTCGAGACCTACACATCGCCGATCAGCATGCAGGAAGGCGTCTTGTGGACGCGCATCCCGTCGACCTTGGATTCGGAGTGCCACACCTGCGTGCGCCAGAACATGCCGCTCCCCATCACGATTCGTATGCACATCCCGCAAGTGATGATCGGCGATCCGGTCTCATGATCTCTTTCAAACACACAAGGATAGAAAATGGCTACGTTCAATAAATTCAACGCGTTCGTTCAGACGCTTGCCAACGGCACGATCAATCTGTCCTCCGACACGATGAAGATCATGCTGACCAACACCGCACCGGTCGCGACCAATTCGCTTTATGGCGATATCAGCGGCACGGAGCTTGCGAGCGGTAACGGCTACGCGACCGGCGGCGTTGCGGTCACGAGCCAGTCCTCGAGCCAATCGGGCGGTGTCGAGACGGTCTCGGGGACCGTCGCCAATCCCACCTGGACCGCGACCGGGAGCATGGGCCCCTTTCGCTATGCGGTGGTCTACGACTCGACCGCGACCACGCCCTTGAAGCCGCTCATCGGCTGGTGGGATTACGGATCGTCCGTCACGCTCACCGCGGGGCAGACTTTCACCGTGTCGATCGCGAGCGGCATCTTTACGCTGCAATAGCCCATGGCGCGTGGTCTTAACGTCGGGTTTTCGGCGCAGCCGTACACGCTGCAGTGCGCGCCTGGGAGCTTCAACCTCTTGGGCTACGATGCGGCCCTCCCGAATAGCGGCGCTATCAAAGGCTTTGGCATGACGGGACTGCCGGGTGCCTTTGTGCTCGCCGGTCAAGGGAATATCGGCCAAGTGGGCGGCACCTTCCCGGCCGCGACTCCCACCTTCAGCCCCGCGGGCGCCACATACGCTAACGCCCAGCGCGTGACGATCAGCTGCTCGACTACCGGCACAGCCTCCATTTACTACACGACGGACGGCACCACGCCCACCACCGCGAGCACGCCCTATGCGGGCACCATCAATGTGCCCGCGAGTGCGACGGTGAAGGCGATTGCGATTGTGTTCGGCTTCGGGCAAAGCGCAGTGGGCTCGGCGGCCTATGTCATTGCGCTCAATCCGCCGGCCGCCGCGCTCGCCTTGGGCTACACCCAGAGCCAGTTCAACATCGCGCCGCAGGTGGCTGATATTTGCTTAGGGCCCGGTGCCACGCCTCCCCAGGCCTATGGGCCGACGTTCAAATTCTCCAATAAGTACTACTACGACTCGAAGACGGGGTGGATCAACCCCGCGTGCGCGAACATGGCGCAAGGGGTGCTCTCGCTCAATAACTTAGGCGGCGGCGCCTATGGCTCGGCCGGCGCTCTCGTCGGACAGATGCCCAATTCCACCGCGGGCGCCTTAGGGTACTTGGTCGCCCTTGCTGGATTTCACTGCGAATTCCATGAAGCGATCACCGACAGCAATGCGGATCACTTCGAAGCGATCGCGCTCTATCCGCAGGAGAAGATCAACGGCACGCTCCAGTACCTTGAAGTCGATATACATGAAGGCGGCTACGCCGCGGGGATGTTCTCGACCATCATCAGTTGGGCGGCCTCGAGCGGCGTGCACGTCAACTATAGCAATTTCAGCGCCTTCGCCATCGATCGCACGCAGTTCCATCGCTACGGGTTCAGCTACGACCCCATCGGGATGGTCTGCAAGTTCTATTGCGATGACGTGACGGTGTTCACCATCAGCACGAATCAGACCGATGCGAATGGAAAATTCCTCGATACCAGCATCAAGAACTACCACTACTACGTGTTTGCGGGCCCGCAGTCGCATGCGAACCCCGTGACGAATGCCGTGCCCTATTCGCAGTTCATCAGCAACATTCAAGCCTGGATTCCGCCCGCGCCCGGGACGCTCTCGATCCGGGTGGCCGCCAATGGCACGCTGGTTAATAGCGCCGGGTCCATCGTCAACTTGCGCGGCGCCAATATCTTCGGCATGGAGGGCACGTACACCAATGGCGGCCCAAGCGCCTGGACCTATGGCGGCTGGCAGACGGCGAGCGCGATACCACCGTTCGCGCAATTGGCCTCGACCTACAAATGGAACGTGTTTCGCATCCCGGTGCACTTGCATTCGGTTTTAGGCTTGACGAGCTACAAGTTTAGAGGCAGCGACTTTACCGGTACGGGACCTTATAATTTACCGGCCTCATTGACCGGTATCCCTACCGTCAATTGCGACCCGCACGGCACCTACATGGCGGAGTTGAAATCCGCCTTGGATGCGATCACCGCGGCGGGTTGCTACGCCATCGTGGACATGCACCTATGGGGCCCGCAAGTCACGATCGGCGGCGCCTCGGTGCCGATTTGGAATTCCTACCAGAACCCCGCCTCGTGGATGCCGGATGCGCAAGCCGTCGCGGGCTGGACCAAGCTCGCGGGACTCCTCAAGGGCTACCCGAACGTCATCATTGATTTGGTCAATGAGCCGACCTACCCGAAATGGGCCGAGTGGGCGAATGGCGCTTCCCACACGACCATGGATTACAACGCCGCCGTGCCGGTGGGCTCGCAGTTTTACTTCAATCCCATCAACGCACCCTGGACCAGCGTCGGCATGGTGCAACTGCTCGCGGCGGTGCGGGCCACGGGCGCGACCAATGTCGTCCTGCTGAATAGCGTGGGGTATGCGGGCGTGCTCGGTAATTCCCAATGGATCACTGGCGATACGAGCGGCGCCACCTGGCTCTCAACCGTGCAGTCCCAGATTACCGATAAGCAGATCTGTGCAGGCTTGCACGCGTATCCCAATCAAGCGTTCACCGATCCCAATTACTTTCGCTGGTACTCCGGGGACAATGCACCGGCCACCAACGGCTACCGGCAATGGATCGCGCTCGCCCAGTCGATCATCGCGGCCGGCTACCCCGTCATCATCGGCGAGATGGGCGGGCAGACTCAAGGCACGGGCGTCGAGCCCTTCGTCAGCGATGCCGTGGCGCAGGTCGATGCGCTCAATGCCACCAAGGCGGGCTCCGTGCATCTGCTCGGCTGGTCGGCGAATCCCATTCAACCGCCGCAACAGAACTTCCAATTGCTCTACTACCCGACGGGTGTACCGCCCATCGCGGTCACCACCGATGAGGGCAAAATCTACACCGCCTGGACGGTGGGGCACGCGGCCCCATAAACCATGGCACTGCGCGGCTCAGCAGCTCACGTCAACGCCGGGGTCAGTACCTCGAACGCCGTCAATGTGACCGGCATCCCGCAGGCGAATGACATCATCATTTTGGCGGCGCAGTGGACCGGCGCCGGCGCCACCTTTGGGTTGCCTTCAGGCTTCACGACCATCCCGGGGCTTAGCAATCGGGACTGCGCTTCGACCACCATGATGGCCTTGGCCTACAAGGTCGCGGCGGGCACGGAAACCACGCTCACCGTCACGTCAAGCTCCAACAATCTCTCCTCCGTGGTGGCACGCATCTACTCCGGGCGCAACACAGTGTCGCCCTTCACCGATGTGCAAAGCACTGCGGTCGCGATTGCCAATTCACCCATCAATCCCTACGTGCTCACCGGCGTCACCGCAGCGCCCAGTGACGATGTGGTCGAGTTTGTCGCTAATACCTATTATCAGGGTTCCTTCCCCGGTTTCACCGCACCTCCCGGCTATGCCAACGTGCGCATCGATTCCAACACCGCCGTCACCAACATCCCAATCCTGGTGTCCTGCGATTTTCAGGGCACACCCGCCGGATTGACCGGCACCAATGGCGGCAAGTACACCGCGGGCTCCCTCACGGGCTTAAGTTACACCGGCCAGCAGATCGCGCTCGCGGCGTTGAATCCCCCCACCGTGACGGGCGTCAACGGTGCCTTCGCGATGACGGGGCAGCCCGCGACGATGGGGCAGGGGCTCGTGATGAGCCCGGGCGCCTTCGCGATGACCGGGCAGACGGCGCTCCTGTTCGTCGGCGCCTCGGGCTATCAGCTCCTCGCCTCCCCGGGGAGCTTCTTCATGATCGGCGCCAATGCGGCCGAAGGGTTTGCGCTCGAGGCGGTGCCCGGTGCCTTCGCCTTAGGCGGCCAGGATGTGGGGCTCGCGGGGCATCTGTTCATCACGGGAGAGGTCGGCGTTTTTGCCTTAAGCGGCAGCTTTTCATCGTTCTCGATCGGCGGCATCGCCATACCGAGCTTTCGCGTGCAAGCCATGGCGGCCGGATTCTACAACGGCGACTGGAAAGACATCGGCGATGTGTTCGACGTCGACTCCTCGCAGTTCTCGGACTCCACCGTAAGCTTCGTGCCCGCCGGCAACCCCGCCTATCCCGTGTACGGCTGGATGCTGCAGGTGCCTGCGACCACGCCGCTCTTCTCCTATGCCGCAAGCGGCCTCTCGACCCCGCGCAACTCCCCGCGCCGGACGGTCGTATGACGCACCTCACCGATGCCGACATTCGCCACGCCCGCTTAATTGCGTCCTCCATGCGCCCGCGCGATGTGGAGGAGGTGCGGGCCGGGTGGGGCCGAGAACCGTACGAGGCGATGCGCGAGGCACTGTCGGCGAGCTATTACGCGCGCACGATGTTCCAGGGGTTCGAGCCCTTGGTGATGTATGGCCTCGCCCCGTTGACGGTCTTGGGCGGTGCCGCGCGCTTCTGGATCTTCTCGAGTGCGGCCATCGACCGGCACCGCTTTGCCTTTGCGCGCGCCTCGCGCCGCTACCTGCCGGAACTCTTCCAGCACTGCACGCTCGCCACCAACTTCATCGATTTAGGCGACAAGCCCGCGCTCCGCTGGCTCCTCTGGATGGGCGGTACTTGCGCTTTGCTACCCGAGGAACGCGGTGGCAGGCTCTTCGCGCAGTTCATTTTGGTAGACCGCACACCCGCCGGAGGGCGCCGATGTCAGCAGGTTTAACCGCAGCCAGCGGCCTCTACGGCGGCGTCGCGCAATACGAGGCGGGGCAGGAACGCAGTCGCCTCTTCAATGCCAATGCCGACATTGCCTCGCGTCAGGCCTCGTCCGAGGAAGCCGCGGGCGCGGCTAACGAGTCGATGGTGCGCATGCGCGGTAGCCAAGTGGAGGGCCAGCAGGTCGCCGCCATCGGCGCGAACAACTTGACCCAGGGCGGCACCAACGCGCAGGTGGTCGCGAGCACCGCGGCCGTGAATGAACTCGATGCGCTCACGACCCGCAACAATGCCTTACGGAAAGCCTGGGGCTTTCGCGTGCAGGAAGCGAGCGATGAGCAGCAGTCGAAGTTCGCGCGCTCCGCGGGCACCGGCAATGCCTTGGGCTCCATCTTGACGGGCGGTGCCAAGGGCTACACCGAATCGAACGCCGCGGGGAGCTGGTTCTAGTGCCGACGGTCCCGGTACTCGAAACCCCAACGGTACAGCAGGAGCCGCTGCCCGGGCGGGCACTGCCGCGCGTGAGCGATGATGTCTCGGCCGCCTCCTTTGGCGGTGGTGTGGCGCAAGGTCTCTCGGCGGTCGGGGGCGCGGCGAGTGAGCAGCAGGCGAAGCTCAAGCAGCAGAACGATCACACCCGCGTCATCGACGCCAACACGCAGTTGGAAGCCGCGCGTGATGCGATGCTGTTCGGCCCCAACGGCAAGGGCGGCGGGGCGTACTCGCTCCGTGGCATGGACGCCATCAACATGCCGGATCGGTACCTGCCGCAATACGACAAGGTCGCGGCCGGCATCGGGGCGAGTCTCACGGCCGATCAGAAACGCCTGTTCGGCGACCATGTCGCCAACGGCCGCGCCGCACTCAACACGGAACTCAATCGCTATGAGTACGGCCAGTCGAACCAGCTCGCTGACACGGTCTACGCCAATGCCACCAAGCAGGCGGTGAGTAGCGCAGCCTTGAACTGGCGCGATCCCGACAAGGTGAATAAGTCGCGAGCTGACTTAGGCGCCCTGGTACAACTGCAGGGCGACCGCGAGGGTTGGGACGCGACCACCCGCCAGCAGACCTTGAAAGATGCGATGGGCACGATGCACCAGAACGTGGTCGAGGAGATGTCGGCTGAGGGCAATACGGCAGCGGCGCGCACGTACCTCTTCGGTGCCTCCGCCAAGGGCGAGATTGAACCGAAAGCGGCTGATTCGATGCTGCGCATGCTGAACGCGCAGGAAGAACACAAGATCGCCATGGACGACAAGATCCAGCGCGATGCGTCGAACTCGCTCTTGAAGAACGCGATCCTGATGCAGAGCAAGGGACAGTTGAGTGCATCGTGGATCGAGCAGCACCATCAGACGTGGGAACCGCCGGCCTATGAGTATGCGTACAAGTTACTCGCGGGCAAGGAGAACGAGACGGATGCGCATGTGTTCGCGCCGCTGCTCGTGCGTTCAATGAACGGCGAGGATGTGACCAGCGAAGCCCAAAGCGAATTGTACGCTGGCCACTTGAAGCAAGAGGATTTCACCCGCCTCGTCGAGAAGACCGAAGCCCCGCGCGGCAACTTCGTCAAGAATGGTGCCAACTACATTGAGCAGGCATTGAAGCCTTCGCCGCTCCTCTACAAGCCCGACGCGGCGCTCGACTACGCTAACGCGCTAGATGATTTCCATATTTGGGTTCATGACAACCCGAAGGCAACGCCAGAGGACGGCATGAAGATGGCGCGCACCATCTCGCAGAACTATGCCTTGGTGCAGGCGGATAAGGCCATCGTTTTCGGGCCGGTGCCGTCGCATCTCGTTGGCAGCCGCATGCAGCCGAACATCCCGCAGACATGGGCCGCGACCAAGGTCGCGCACGATGCTGGCCAGATGAGTGATGCCGAATTCCAGCGTCAGGCGACACTGCTACAGCAATGGAATGCGGCAGCGGAAACTAAGGCCAACGCCCCGAAGGCGAAACCATGAGCACGCCTGCCGATCAGCTCGATGCCGCGCTGAAGCCCGCCGCGCCGCCGGTATCGCCGGGCCCCGCCGCACCGCCGCCCACCGCTGTTGCACCGCCCACGAACCTGGGCGACTCCTACATGGCGCACAACGACACCATGCGCGGATCCGCCGCGGTCGAGTCACTCGATGCGATGATGCGCGGGCAGCCGAAGGACGAGAAGGCACCGCCGCCGAAGCCGCCTGAAGCCGCGCCCTCGACCACCGTGGGGCAGAAGGCTGCAGCAGTCGGTAAAGATATCGGAATGGGGATCATCCAATCTCCGCGCGCCGCCTTCAAGGGCACGCGCGATGCCTTCCAGTCGATGATCGATCTATCCAAGGAGGCGGTCGATTTCGCGGGCGAGCATCTGCCGGCGCCTCCAACCGATGTGACGGCCAGGTCCGAGGCACGCAAGGCGGAGGTCGGCAACGAGCCCCAGAACTTCGGGGAGCTTCCGGCTGGTCGCAAACCAGAATCGGTGACCGGTGGCATCGAGAAGAACATCGTCCAGTTCGTCATGAGCCTGCGCTCGGCCGGTAGCCAGTTGAAAGCACTTGGGTTGCCAGAAGCCAGTAGCTTCGTGGCCTCTCGGGCTGCGACCGCTTTGAAGGGCTTCGTCGGCATGTTCGAGGGCTTCGACGGCTCGCAACAGAACCTCTCGAACTTGGTGCAATCATCCCCCACACTTGCAAACCCGGTGAGTGCATTCCTTGCGACCAAGCCCGACGATGCCGATGCGGTCAACCGGTTGAAGTCTGCGGTCGAAGGCACAATCGGCGGGCAGTTGGTCGACGCGTTTGTGAGCGGCTTGCGATTCCTCCGGAGTGCCAACGTCGCCAAGGCGGCCGTCGAGGACGCACATGGCCTCGCTGAGGGCAACGCGGACTTGGGCGAGGACATCGGGCCGCCCTCCAAAGCGATGACAGAGCTGGGCGATGTGGCGGCGAAGGATGATGCGCCGCTGGTGTCCGCGCGCTTCAACAACGCGCAGACCAAAATCGCCGACCAGGAGTTTACCGCCGAGGGCATCGAGCCCGGCCAGGTCCAGAAGATGGGTGAGCCGGCGGCACCTGGTGAAGTGGCGGGTCCCGAATCCCCTGGCGCCACCGAAGCGCAGACCAAGGAGCCGGGCGTCTACGTGAACTTCGCCAAGATCGACGGCCCCGACGACATCAAGCGCGCGATGTCCGAGATGGCGGGCGCGTTCAAGGGCAGCATCGATTCGGCGCGCCGCGGCGTGCAGACCCTCGAGGACACGAAGTTGGGCGCCGATGCGGTCAATGCCTGGGACACGCTGATGTCGCGCCGGGTGGGCGAGCCGCTGAACGCCGAGGAGTCCTTGGCCGCGCGGCAACTGTGGGCAAGTTCAGCATCGAAAACCTACGATCTTGCGGGCATCGCGACCGAAAACCCTACGCCTGAAAACCTGTTCGCGTTCAGGAAGATGCTGGCGACCCATGCGGCCATTCAGGAACAGGTGATTGCGGCGCGCACCGAGACCGCGCGCGCCCTGTCCTCCTGGCGCATCCCGGCGGGGGCGCAGGATCAACGCTTGACGCAGATGATGAACGCCTTGAAGCAGGACACGGGACCGGCTTCCGATGGCCTCTCGGTGTCGTTGAATTTAGCCCAGCGCGTCAAGGCGTTGCAGACGGCCGGGGACATCGACGGCCTTAATAATTTCAGCGAAAAAGGCGTGTATGCTACGACCAGGGATGCGGCGCTCGAGGCTTGGACCAACGGCCTCCTCACTTCACCCGCCACGCACGTCAAGGTCTTCGTTTCGAATGCAGCTACCACAGCGCTACGTATCGGTGAGAGGGCGATCGCCGGCCAGATGGACGCCCTCACGGGTAAGACGGATGGCGTGGCAGTGGGTGAAGCTAGCGCTCAGTATTCTGGTTTGGTGTCTAGTCTTAAAGACGCTTTCCGATACGCCGGTAAAGCCGCCAACGCTGTACTCAACGAAGAGCGTCCACCCCCTCTCGGAGACGATCCCCTAAGTAACGCCATCAAGGCGGCCAAGACCGGCACCTACAGCATGTCCGAGACCGGGGAAGCCGGCGCGGATCATAACTTCGGTGGCGCGGTTTCCTCGCAAGCCTTCAACATCAGCCAGTCCGGATGGGTGGGGCAGGCCGTCGACTACTTAGGGGGGCTGGTCCGTTCGCCCGGGCGCGCGCTCACCGCCGAACACGATTTCTTCCGGTCCATCGGCTACCGCATGGAGTTGAACGCGCTCGCGACCCGGCAAGCAACAGGCGAAGTCGCGGCTGGCAAGATCACCGAGGACGCACTGGGCGGGCGCATCGCTGAGATCATCGCGAACCCGCCGCCCTCGGTCACCATTGGTTCGGTCAATGCGATGACGTATCAAAGCTTCACCGATGCGCCGGGGAAGTTGGCGAACGTGATCGAGCAGTTACGCACTGACTTTCCGATGCTGCGAGTCATCCTGCCGTTCTACAAGATCCCGTCCCGCATCCTGTCGTTCACCTTCGAGCGCTCACCGTTGGCGCCCGTGATGTCCGCCTATCAAGCCAACATCGCCGCCGGAGGCGCGCGTGAATCCTTAGCGCGGGCGCAGATGGGTTTAGGTACCGCAATGATGCTGGCGACGGCGGACGCCGTGCTGTCGGGTCAGGTCACCGGCTCCGGCCCACCAGAAAAATCGCAGCGCGGTGCCATGCAGAACACCGGTTGGCTGCCGTACTCGATGAAGGTCGGCGACCGGTGGGTCCAGTACAACAAGTTAGAAACCGTCGGCTCCTCCATGGCGATGGCGGCCGATGTGGTCGAGACGCTGCACGGCTACAACGCGGCGGTCAACGGGGACGACCCAGACATGACGAAACTCGCGATCGCAACCACGCTCGCGATCGCGCAGGACATCACCAGCAAAACGTACCTTGAGGGCCTATCGCGCTTCTTTGAGACGCTCACGAATCCCAAGACCGAGGGCGAGCACCAGGCGCAGTCGCTCGCCGGCTCCATCGTGCCGGCGGGCGTCGCCGCCGCCGATCGGCTCCAGGACCCGTATCAGCGCCAGGTCTACTCGATCATGGATGCGATGAAGGCGCGCACGCCTGGGCTCTCGGAGTCCCTGCCACCACGCCGTGACGTCTGGGGCGAACCCATCCCACACGATTCCGGCATGGGCAAGGCGTACGACCTACTATCACCGTTCCCGACGCGCAACCCCGTCGACAGCCCCATCGATAAAGAGATCGTGCGCTTAGGCGCGAACGTCAACATGCCGGCGGCGAAAGTGTCCTTCGGCCAGGGCGCGACGGTGGACCTACGCAAAGACCCCGCGATCTATTCCCGCTACGTCGAGCTTGCGGGAAATGCCTACAAGGACCCGGCCTGGGGCTTGGGCGCGAAGGACATGTTGAACCAACTGGTCTCCGGCACGTCGCCGCTGTCATCGATCTATCAGATGAAAAGCGACGGCCCCGACGGCATGAAGGCCGAGATGATCAAAGGGATCATGAATCAGTACCGTGAGGGCGCGAAGCAGCAGCTCCTCACCGAATACCCGCAATTGCAGGGCACTGTCGATAAAAAACGCGAGAGTGTACAGGCGCTCAAAATGCCAGTAATAGGATGACCTCATGACTATCGCATCGACCGTCAGCAGTGTTCAATACCTTCGCAACGGCACCACGACGCAGTGGGGATGGCCGAACAAGATCTTCTCGGCCGCCGACTTGACGGTGAGCGATCTCGACACCTCGGTGCCGCCGATCGCGACGCCGCTGGTGCTTGGCGTCGACTACACGGTGCAGAACGTCGATGTCGACACCGGGGCTACCGTCACCACCACCGTTGCGGGCATCGCCGGCCACACGCTCGACGTCCGCTCGAACATCTCCCTCACCCAGCTGACCTCGATCAAGAATCAGGGCTCATACCTCCCCGAACTGCACGAGGAGTTCTTCGACCGCATCACGCGCATTAGCCAAGACACGTACCGTAAGACCTACCTCTACGGCATCCACGGCCCCGATAACGAGGTGGCGCTATGGCCGGCGCTGCCCACCGCCTCCACGCGGCGCGGCACGGTGCTCGCGTTCGATCCCATCACGGGGTTGCCGACGGCGGGCGTCCCGAACACGCAGGTCATCACCACCGGGCTACTCGTGCCGTTCTTAGGATTGGGGCAGACCGCCGCGGAATTCGCCGCAGGCGTCACCCCCACGAACTATTACGTGCCCACGCATCTAGTCTTGGGCTACGTCTCCGCCGACCGCTACGGCCCCGATCCCACCGGCGTCATCGATGCGACTGCCATTATCCAAGCCGCCTTGAACGTCGGCGGCGTGGGCTCGACCGTGTGGATTCCGCCCGGCACCTACCGCATCAACGGGACTTTAAATAAGTTCGCGGGCCAAATCGTGAAGGGCGCGAGCTGGGCGACGACGCCGTTGACCTATGTACTCGCCCCCGGTAGCACCGTATTGAAGCAATACAGCGTCGCCGACATCCCCTTGATCCAGCAAGTCGGCGTCTCCGATGCGGCCCAGGTCGAGCGCGGCGGCTTGGAAGACATCGCGCTCATCAACAACGTCGCAGGCGCCGCCGTCGGCACTGCTTACTACACGAACTTCGCCCGTCAGCAGAAAATCGACAACGTCTACATCTCGAGCTTCTCGAAGGGCATGGTATTCGACAATGTCTGCTGGCTCATGCAGGTGAACCACTGCCGGATCATGGACTTCACCAAGTTCGCGGTGGTCCAGAACAGCGCGTCGGAAGACAACATCTTCACCAACTGCCAGTTCAGCGGCTACTTCCCGCAGTCGGTCGCCTTGAGCCTCAACAACGAGTCGGCCAACACCACCTTCATCAATTGCTACTTCCAGGGCTGCAACTACGGCATCGTCATGTCGCAGGGCGATACCAACGGCAACGGCACCGGCATCCCCTTCCCGATGCACGCGAGCTTCATCGGCTGCCTGATGGAGGACATCATTCAAGCGGGCTTCGTGCTGGTCTCCTCGCAGTTGACCCCGGCCGGCGGCAATGTGACGCACCCCGGGCTTACCATCAAACACCTGCGGGCGTTCAACAGCGGCAACTTCTTCAGCGTCATCAACATCACTGGCGCGTCGGGCACGGGAACTGTTGCGACCTTGAACTGGACGCAGCCGATCACCGCGGCGCAAATCCCGCCCGTGGGCTCGCAGATCACGGTCTCGACCATGGTGCCGGCGGGCTACAACGGCAGCTTTATCGTGACCGCCTCAAGCTTGACCTCGGTGAGCTTCACCAACGTCACCACCGGCTTCACCAGCGGCGGGACCTTCGTCTACGGCGCGCAGGCGAACAACAATCAGTCGCTCATCTACGCGCAGCACGCCTCGATGATCGATGTGCAGGATGTCTACGCCAACGGCTTCTCCTACGGCGCAACCTTGATGGGGCAGGCGTACTCAGGCGTTGCGGGCTTCCAGTACGGCTACTTCTACACCGTCGGCACCTCCCCGGTGGGCCCCGTCTTCTGGTCGCAGGACAACAATGCGGTGTACGGCATCGCGCGTTTCTTAGGCGTGACCGGGGCGGTCAGCAAGTTCCCGGGCGACCGGCCCTTAACGCGCTTGACCTCGGCCGCGCTCTCCTACACCGCGACCAACACCACCATCATCCCGTTCAACGGCGTGGTGTCGGACTTCCCGGCCTGGTACTCGAACGCGAACACGGGGTGGATTCCCTTGCGCAATCAGCAGGTGCGGTTTCGGGCGCAGATTTATATCGCCGCCGCTGCCACCGGACAGTACGCGCTGCGCCTGTACAAGAACGGCGTCGCCGTGGGGCTGCTGTATGCCGCGACGGTGTCGACCGCGGGGCAGCCGCTCGCGATGAACGGGGAGTTCTACGACGTGCCTAATGGCACCACGGACTACTACAACATCGTGGTGAACGCGAGTGCGAGCTTCACCTTGGATACCGCGATCACCAATACCTGGGCCGTGGCTGAGGCGGCCGGAACTTAAGAGGAGACCTCCATGGACGACCCCAAACTCAAAAAGCTGATCGACAAAGCGAAGGCCACCGAAGCGGACGGGCGCATCTGGCTTGAGCGGCACTGGAACTGGATCGCGGTCTTCCTGGCATTGGGCGTGGGATTCATCGCGGGACGGCTGGCGTGAGCACGCGATCCTTGGACGACCTGAAGCCAGCGGTGCGCCCCCTTGTGGACGCCTTCCTAAGTTCCTGCATCGATGCGGGTATTGACGTACTGGTGACATGCACCCTGCGTACGGGCGCCGAACAGACCGCCCTCTATGCGCAAGGACGCACCGCGCCAGGGCATATCGTCACGCGCGCCAAGGCCGGGCAAAGCGCCCACAACTACGGGCTTGCAATCGACGTCGTGCCCATGGTGAACGGCAAGCCCGATTGGTCGGGCGCGGATCCGGTCTGGCAAACGATGGGCAAACTAGGGCAGGCCGCCGGACTGACCTGGCTTGGGGCGCACGGCTCGAGTTTCCCGGAAGACCCACACTTCGAACTGCCAGATTGGCGGAGCGTCGCGGGGCTCGCGTGATATGTGGATGAATTCAAGCTCTCGACCGACGACACCATGCGCCACCTTCGCACCATTGCGCAGTCGCCGGGGGAGCTCCAATGGCGGCTTGAGTTGTTGGCCACCCTTGACCGCATGCGGGTGCAATCGGAGATCTCCAACAAGGGCATCATTCAACTGCTCGCACGGCTCCGGAAGGACGTCGCCCATCTCACGCCCATTAAACTGGCCGAACTCGTCAATGCCCAGATTGAAGAGAAATCAAAATCGCGGGACCAGGACGTCAATCGACTGTGGAAGGCGTCCATATGGCTGCTCGAGAAGTTTGCGACAATCGGCATCGGCGTGGCCTGCACGCTCATCGGACTCAAGGCACTGAAGTGACTGACGGACCCATAGACCGCACGGACGAAGTACTCCACGCCATCGGCTCTGCCAAGACGGAGATCTTGCGCGAGGTCAAGCAGCAAAACGTGGAGACGCGAAACCACATCGGGAGCGAAGTCGCGACGGTGCGCAATGATGCGGCGACCTACAAAAACTTCGCCTCCCGCACCTTCACCGCGATCAAGCGACTCTTGAACAAGATGGGCATCGGGACGGACGACTTATGAACTTTGGTACTCAAGCTCTGCAGGTCCTGCGCACCGTCGCTCCGACGATTGCGCTCGCCGTAGGAGGGCCATTCGGCCCCCTGGCCGCTACCGCCATATCGGCTGTCCTCGGCACCGCTCCAGGGGACGCCAAGGGCGCGGAGGCGGCATTGCTGACGGCGACACCGGACCAGCTACTCGCGCTCAAGAAGGCCGAGAACGATTTCACGGTGCAGATGAAGACGCTCGGCATCCAGGAGGAGCAGCTCGCCTACGCCGATACGGCCAACGCTCGAGGGCGCGAGATCGCGGTCCACGACTGGACGCCGCGGATCTTGGCGTATCTCATCACCTGCGGATTCTTTGGCGTCTTGGGATGGCTGCTGTGGAAAGGCAAGCCGGAGCAGGGTGGCGATGTGATGCTGGTGTTGATCGGCTCACTAGGCACCGCCTGGACCGGCATTGTGGCGTACTACTTCGGATCCAGCGCGGGGAGCGCGGACAAGAGCGCGGCAATCAATAAGATCATCGCGAAGTAGCCTGCTTCCAGGCAGCCAAAAATGCGACACAGAGCGGGGTCGATTTGTGAACTCCGCCGACCGCCGCAATCGCCGCTTTGCCTTCCTCCGTCTCGCTCCACGCCGTCAGCGCCTTATGCGCCGCATTCACTTCAGGGCCGCTCGCCGGGAAGTCCCATTTGTTTTCCATTTCGCCTCCTTTTTTGATACATCAATAAGTCTAGGCCAGTTTCTCGAAGACCCACTCTGGCCAGTCGGCGATTTCTGGTTGCTGCGGCATCGCCTCGAGCTTGCGTTGCTCTAACTGGTAGGCGGCAATCTGGGCGCGCATCAAGGGCACTGCCAACACCTGATTGACGCCAATCTCCCAGCCCTCCGGCGAGTGCAAAACCCCCTTACGAACGCGCCAGCCCGCCCATGCTGAATCGAAGCATCCGAGGTCGCCCAGCAGTAACATGAGCGCGCTTTTGGGCGGACAGGTTGCGCCAGCCTTCCAACGCGCCGCAGTCTTTAGGCTCACTCGACAAATGCGAGCCAACTCACTGATTGGTATCCCGTAAATTTCCGGTGGTCGTTCGGACATTTCATCCAAAATACCACTATTTCGCAGATTACATAATATACATTTAGGGTACTGATTTCATTACAAATAATTTCTAAAATTCGGTGAGTCAACCCGCTAGATGTATACGTCAGTTTTGCGAAGGTCCAGACTGTCTACGAGCCTGCATTTTCGCCAGCACGAGCTTGCGGCGCGCGGTGATGTAGCGGCAGATCGTCGCGATGTGCACGTCGAATTTCGTCGCGCAGTCCTTGAGCCGTTTGCCCTCGCGGCGCATCTGCCACAACTCTTCGATCTGCTCATCGGTCAGCACGCGGTTGCGTCCGGTGCGCGAGCGGTCCGCCGCAGCGACATTTCCGAAACGGTCAATCATGTTGTCAGCCCTCGTGCCTATATACAGGTGAGATGGATTGCAGCAGGCGGCGTTGTCACAGCGATGGAGCACGCACACCTTCGAGGAGATCGGCCCGTGGGCGAGGATGTAGGCCTTGCGGCTGGCGTGAATCGGCATGCTCTTGTAGGAGGTCAAGCCGTGGCCGCTGGACTTGGTGAAGCCGAGCCATGGCCAACACTCATCCGGGCCGGCGCGCGCCACTTTGCGCCAAAATCCGATTGCTCCACGCAAGCCTTCTTTGGACTTTTGCGAAGCCCGGTGCTCAGCGCGCACCTCATCGGCCAAGGACTCGAGGTCGGGATCGCTCACGCAGGCCTCTCGCCGAGCAGTCTAACGATGTCACGAATCACGCCTACCGCCTCCTCAAACGTTGTGATCTCCTTGCCATGCCAGAGGATTGGGCCGTCCTTCATGACCAGCACTACGGGCTCCGACGGCCCTTGATCGAAGGTGATGGCTGTGCTGGCCGGGACGGTCAGATCATTCATGGTTTCACCTCGGCATCAGACTGTGACGCAACAAGTATTGCGAACTTAGCATTGATGTACTCGTCGATGCCGCGAATGATTGCAGATGCGTTCCTACTGTCGCGCAAGGCCGTATATAAGATTTCTTCAGCGGCTTCAAGTCGATCTATCTGGCTATCCATGTTTCACCTCTCCATCGTTCGCTGAATCCAGAGCGGCGAGCAGAGCATCGATGCGATCAACGTCCTCCTGGCCGCCCCAATAGCCATCGGACTTCGTCGCAAAATCCGGCTCTGCCATCAACCAGTTGAAAACGATCTGGCGACGTGTTGGCTTACCCATGCTCTGAACCTGTGTCGGCAGTGCTCCAACTGGTCGGATCTTGGACCACGGTGAAAAACATCTGCGGCGTCGATCGCAGGAACGGGCACATGCCTTTCGCTGGATCATAGAGCCAGCAGGCCAAGCAGCCGCCCTCGGCATGGATCGAAAAACAATCCTCGTCGAGATCCTTGCACGTCACTTCAGCTCTCCTGGTGTTTCACGTGCGGACGCGGGATAGAAACCAGTCATTTCCACGATGATCTTGCCGCTACCGCGCCTTGGCTTTGGCAGTTCATATTTGTATTTCGTTGGTTCCCCGATCTGCTTTTTGGCAGGATCGTAGATCACCCAAAACCGAATCTTGCGGAAAGGGCTCCATTTAGCCACGGTCGTTTCCTTCTGGTTCAGCAACGGGCGGCGTCAGCCACACATCGCCGCGATAGGGCCAGTTCTGTTCGGGGACTTTGCGCACGAACAGGGGTGGACCTTTACCCCATTGCTCACCCCATTTGACCTCGGCGAAAAACCGATTGTCCTCGTCCGCTGTAGTCGGACCGAACTGAGCATTCCAATCGGGCGGAATCGGTCCAACCCAAACCCATTCGCGCGTGCGGTTGTAGATCATGAGTTGCGGCCCGGTGGGTTCCGTAGTCTCAAGGGAGCGCTGACATTTCGCGATCATTTGCCACCATCACAATTTGGATTAGAGGGACGGCAGAACGTTGGATCGAACATGCCGCGATAGATCAGTGGTGCGAGTTCCGTCCACACCCAGATTTCATATTGCAGGTGCCAGAGTTGCATCGTCTGGTCAAATTGTTCCTGCAGCCGTTTGCTCTCTGCGACCTTCGCCTGACACTCGCGCATCTCCAACTCGCAACGTTCGATGTATGCGGCTCGCTGCTCAAAGGTATCAAGATCCATGATCCGCTCCGGATTTGGCTTGAAAGTGATCGATGCGCAGAATGTCGGCAGCGCCCTTGATGCGCATTGCCAAATCCTTGCACAGCGAATCGACGTTCTCCGCTTCTCTGATGATCCGGCGCCGTTCGGCCTTCGGTGTGGTCACGTACCACTTGTGATCATCGTAGTACGGTGACATGAGGCCTTCGCCGCGAGCCAGGATGGCAGCGACTTTGATCAGGCTAGAGTAGGCTTCCTGCTTTGTCATTTCGGCTCCGAGGCGGATGTAGGGGGACTGCCCACCAACGCGTCAATTTTGTCCACGCAGTCGGTGAAGGAATTACGCGGCGCGACGGTATGACACATCTCGTGCAGAGCTTCTCGCAATAGACTGTCTCGGCTCGCGATGCGCTCATGCGCGCGAAGCAATTGCCGGGAGAGCATTCGCAGATCATCATCCGGGTCAGCCCAGTGCTGATCCAAGAGCTTGTTCGCCAGTGCGATTGCATCGGCTTGCTCGTCACTCATGCGGCGCTCCTGAAGTAGGTTCGTAGCATGGGAGCGGGTCCAATACGAAAGACCGTCGATAGAGCTCGTGCTGCGGATGTTCGTCGCGGATCGCCTCAAGTACGTCCTCTAGCATGTGGTCGTATCGGCTCATGCCGCTGCCGTCGATTGAATCGGCCAGACCGATCCAGTTGCGCACACGCTTCGCGGTATTCACGCGACCGACGTGCACCCACTTGCCGAGCATTTTCGCGGTGCGAGCTGCGCGGATTGCAATGGGGCTGAACTTGAACTCATCGTCTCCACCGATGAATACGGCCGCGAGGTCGTCCCAGGGGATGGTCGCGTGTTCGATGCCATTCTGGAGCACCAGGGCGCGCGGTATGCCGTTCGTGTGGGACTTGAAGTAGGTGAATAGCTCCACTGTGCGCTGGGCATCACAGACGACATCCGGCAGGCACGCGAACACCGGCGCGTCCTCTTCGGCCTGCTCAAGCAGTCGGTCCCACTCCTGGCGGTCGAACGTCTTGAAGCAGCCATTGTCCAAGCCGTAGGGCACGCCTGGCGCCCTTGCGTAGCTCGTTAGCGGTGTCCGCAGCTGCCAGATCGCATCACCATACCGCTCCCGGTATTCGGTGATCTTGGCCGGAGAGCAGTCAAGCATGATCTTCACGCCCCGCCCTCCACGCCCTGTACTCGTCGCTCACCGCCCACAGCAGCCCATTCGGCGCGTAGAGCGTCGGGGTGTCGAGCTCGCCGCGGCGCTCCAATAGCTCCTCGGCCTCGGCCGGGTCGGTGACGCTGATCCATGCAGACTTGTCCATCGAAAACCCCTGTAATTGCAGAGGATTCCAATACTATGCTCGGTCTGGCGACGAAATTTCTAGAGGTAAAGCAGTCGCACGCAAGTCGCTGATCGGGCAGGAAAGATAGTTGGAATTTCGGCGAAAACATGCTCATGGTCCCAACACCACGACGTTCCGCTTGCCGTCGCGTTCCAAAACGCTCGCGATGTAGGTGTCAGTCAACAGCAGCTCGGTTGCCTCTTCGATGGAGCGCACGAACCCGTTGACTTCGTTTTCCGATTGGTCATGGTCGCGCCACGCCACCACGGCGCCCTGGTCGAGCTTCTTGAGACGGTCGATCAATTGTCTAACGGTCAGCATGCTTCTCTAACTCACTCGACGGTGTTACGTGAAAACTAGCTCGCGCATGCCAAGCCTTACTCATCGCGCCTTTGAAACCCTCGCCCCATCCTTCGTGCATCGGTTCGTCACCGTAGAGACTTTTCCAGTGATCGCGGCGCTGCAATTGAAACCAGATCTCGAAATATGCATCTTCGTTGGTCATGGCTTCGATGCCCGGTCAGAAGTACGCGGCGTTCCGCAACGCTCGCAGATATTCGGCTCGCGAATGTCATAGACGCACTCTTTGCACTTCACTGGCGTTTCCGCAGTGAATGGCGCGATCTCGTATATCGGACGCCCCGCGTAACTACCATCGGGGAGAAAGCCATCACGTATCTCGCGCAGCGCCGCCTCCAGGTCGCCTATCTTGGCGCTTTTCACCATTAGCGATTCCGTCAGTTCGCGGATGCGGTCGAACTGGCGCTGACCAATAGCGGCGAGTTGCACGTTCGCTGTCGTACGGTCGACCAGCTCGGCGGCGAGGGCGTCGCGCTCTACGATTATCGCTTGCACCTTGGAGACCATCACGGCGAACTCTTTGCTTTTATCTTCGATCATTTCGCTTCACCATGGCGGCTGAAACCCCGCGTAAATGGCGATGCCCGCGTACACAAGGACGACCGCCGTGAAGAGTAGGAGGACGAGGCGCATCACGGCTGCGAGTTTCTTTGCGCAGGAAAGCACGCTCTAGCTGCGATTAATGCGGGTGCCTGACATCCGCCTTCAGGCCATATCACGCCCGCATTCTTGAACAGCGGCCCGTTGCTCCATGCTTCGATTAGTCCAATTGCCCCTCGCAATGCCACTTCCAGTTCGCGCACGCGCACCGTATCCGGGTGCACTCCGCAGTCGCATGCGGGACATACACCGGGGCCGCCGAACGACGGGCTGCTGTATTCTCGATGGCAGATATTGCACATCACGGCTGTGACTCCTTTGCAGAGGTGGAGCGCCGATGCTGGGCGGCTTGGGGGCACGTTGCAAAATGTGAAATGTGCTTTTTCAGATCCAAGTGCATGTCCGCAGATCCGACCGTCTCAGCGTCAACAGGCATCGCCTTTCCGCTTTCGGTCTTGAACCACACGATGTTGGCGCCGCACGACTTGCAACTTTTGATTGCGCGGCCGGCAATAGTGCGAGTTGAGGCGTCCATATACGATTTAATCCTCACAAACTTTTCCCTTCTGTTAGCACGACAGCATGATGTGCACGTGCCCCGCGCGCTGTTGGCACGGCACGCGAATCGGTGCGCCGGCCTGCGCCGGATCATCGGCTCCGCGCAAATGCCAGTCAGATGAAATGCCGGTGGGAGTATCGCGATTGGCGAACTCTTCGGCTTGCGCGTCGGTCCAGTCCTCGGGCACGCACACCTGCATATCCACCAATCCACGTCGTGTGACTTCGGCGGTCATGGTGTCATCGCCGCGGCAGATGCAGCACGGGCGGGAGGCCGGCTGACTTTTGAGGTCGCGAAAACTGTATTTGCGTCGGCGTAGTAATGGCCGTGATGAGATCCCACCCACTACCCAGACGTTTGAAAAGAAGGCCGCGACTAAACCCGAGTGCACGTTCGAGTTCAGCAATTGGCAACGTTACGAAATCGGTGGAACTACGATTACAGGCTTGTTGCCGGGCTGTCGCCCATCGACAGTTGCTAGGCTCGTAGTTCCCTTTGTTGTCAATACGATCGAGTGTCGTACCGCTTGGTCGAGATCCCATATCCGCATGGAAGTTTTCGAAAGATTCCCATCGGGCGCATATTTGAATTCCTGCGCCTCCGTAGTAGGGGTACTCCTTGACTCGCGGATTCTTACATCGCGACATCATTGCTTGCCATGATCCATATTCTGGGGTGCCTTTCATTCCATGGATCGTATTGGCGATTTTGCTATTGATGCTCACCAAGCATCCGCAAGAATGCCTCGGACGCACTTTCCGCCTCAAAGACACGGTTGTCGCGATCGCAGCGGTACCACAGTCGCATTCGCAGACCCATGTCGTTCTGCGTCCCTGATTTTCTCCGGGGGCTTTCACGAGCAGCAATCCGAACCGCTGACCGGTCAGATCTTTTCGCATTGATGGGCGCAACTTACCCATTGAGGACCTCTCGTATGTCCTCACAGGCCGGACACGGTCCGGGCTCGCCCAAGATCGTCTGCAAGCCGGTACCATCGCAATCGGAACATTCCTTCGCTAGCTCCAGCAACTTGTCCCGCAACTTATTGTTGATCTCGCGCAGATTGGCGCAATCGATCTGGCAGGCGAGCAGCTGGCGGGTGGCGTCGATGCGGTTCATCGCGGCCGCCGGTGCTGACCGGCCTGGGCGCAGGTTGCGAAGTGGCTGACGTGCCTAGGCGGCTCGTACTCGTCATCCTCGGGCTCAACCGTGTCCGCATCGACCGGCATGTTGCGACCGGCCTCAGTCTTGAACCAGATGATTTGCGCGCGACAGGTCTTGCAGCGCGTGATACGCCGCTCGTGGGCCTCGGTAGTGTCGGCCTCGAAGCTCACTCGACGACGACCTTTAAGCCACTATCGCCCACCGATTTATGCACCGGCATGCCGGCCAAGATGTGGCTCACGAGCTTGCCTTCGAGCCACACATCGCGCCCGCAATAGTCGATGACGCGCCCCTTGCGCCCTTGCTGCCACCACACCGGAGCCATCGCCCCGTGCCCCGATTTCGCAAGCCCAAAGGTCGCCGTCATGATGGCATCCAAGGACCAGCCGCCATGGGTGCGCCAGTCGAAGTGATCGGGATCGAGCCCGAGCGTGATCCAGATGCGCTCCAGGGCGTCCAAGTGCCGCGCCTGGTTCACCGTGATGCCGTGGTGCTTGAGCAGCGGCAAATCGAAGCGGCGCGTGTTGAAGCCCGCCGTCGGCTGATCGCCCAGATACAGCTTCAAGTCCTCGAAGTCCTCTTCCAGAAACGTGCGCGTCAGGTGCGTGTGGATGTCGTAGGTGCACACGACTGACACGCCCATGTTGGCGAAGTCGCGCCAGCCGTCGCAGTATTCAATGCCGTCGATCGGCGTCTCTTTTTTGTTCAAGATGCCCTTTTTGATTTCGGCGTCGATGACGATCATTAACCATCCTCCCCAGGTTCGCGGCTCTTCTTCGCGGCGATCTCGATCTTGTGCATGATCTTTTTGAAGGGCCGCCGGCGCGGAAGGGCCACCGTCACTTCGAGGTCCTCCGTGATATCGGGAGACCCCCAGATGCGCGTGCAGGGCTCGCCGTTCCACACATCCTCGAAGAGCGTGACGCGCTTGCCGACCCAGGCGGTCAACTGCGGCCCGAACATCTCCTTGATACAAAAGCCGTTGGTTTTACAGGCGACGAGCTTTTTATCGGTCTCCTTGAAGGAGACGATGCACTTGACCTTTTTCACGCCGTCATCGCCCTGCAGGTCCTCAAGCTCGATATCGGTCATCGTGAGCGTGACCTTTTTGCCCAAGAGCTCGCCCGCTTTGATGAAGCGGCCTGGGTATAATTGGTCGTACACGGTCGGCCGTGGATGCTTTTTGACTTCTTCGTTCATCATGATGCGATGGGCTCCAATTCAAGGTCCCCGAGGTCGTCCTCGGTGTTGGGATACGCCCAGGTGGGCAGCGTCAAATATTGTTCGTTGGGCTGCGGCCCCGGCCACTCGTCGGTGGCCTCGCAGTGCTCGAGGATTTGCAACAGGCGTTGATATTCCTCTCGGCCTTGCTCAATAATGTCCGAGGAGATGATGTAGGTCGCGACGCTGTGCGGTGCATCGGACTCCACGACGACCTCGACCATATGCGGCTTTTTGCCGGTGATCGCTTCGAATCCGTCGTGATAAAAGGCCCACTGCAGGTGGTAGCCCAGCTTCGCCGCTTGGCTGCCGAATTGAAAATGCCGGCAGTCGCGCGAAGTCTTGAGCCCCACGATGGTCGGGCAGCCCTCGTGCGTGGTGAGCCAGTCGACACGGCCCTTCGCGGGCCGGCCTCCCACAATCTCCCACTCGAAGGTGACTTCAGGGTCGCCGATGGCCAAGTATTTGTTCGCGGTCTCATCGAAGCGCACGGCGCGCGCGATCTGCTGCGAGAGGGCGCCTTCATCCTCGGTCAAGATGGTCTGGCCCTTGTGCTCGAGTTGAAAGGCGTCCCACCACTGGCCCTTGCGCGGGCAGGCGTTTCCGGCCTCGCTGCGGCGGCTCCAGATGGCGAATTCCTTGGTGAAGCGCTCGGGCTCGAGCGTGGCGACATGGGTCGCGATCCCTAACGTCATCACCGCAGACGCCCGCTTGTGCTCTAGCGCGTACTGGTAGTGCTGCGGCGAGCGCAGCAGGTACTTTAAGCGCGTGATGTTGAGCGCCTCGACAGCGTCGTACTCGGTGCGGGGCACGCGGGATTGGATGGTCACGCTTGTCTCCGGGTCAGCACCGGCAGCCGCGACGCCTCAATAATCTCCGCCGTCGTCGAGGTCGCGACGCTCAACGCGAACTGCACCGAGACGCGCTTGAAGGTCTTGGCGTAGCGCTCGTCGTGGGGGAATTGCAGGCGGGCGATGCCTAAGGCGACTTTGATGGTGGCGATGTCGGCCAAAGACAGCAGGTCGTTCATTACGCCTCCCACCAGTTGCGGTTGACGGGCTTGAAGGCGTTGAGACTGAACCGCGCCATGTCGCGCTCACGCTGCCGCCGCTTCCGCCACGGCTTCGAGAGCGCCTCGACCGCGATCGCGAGCAGGAAGATGCCGAAGAGCGTCGCGATGGCGGCCAAGAGGGCCAGCTGCCAGCCGAGGGAGGCGAGGAGTTTCATGATTGCACCCGAATCATTCGCGCAACCAAGTCGAGCGCGCTCACCTGTAGCCATTCAGTCGTCGGCTTTAAAAATTCCCCCGCAGCGGCCCGCGCAGCGGTCCCCGCAGCGGCCCGCGCAGCGTCCCACGCAGCGGTCCCCGCAGCGGCCCGCGCAGCGGCCCGCGCAGCGGCCCGCGCAGCGTCCCACGCAGCGTCCCACGCAGCGGCCCGCGCAGCGGCTGCAGCGGCCCGCGCAGCGTCCCACGCAGCGGCCCGCGCAGCGTCCCACGCAGCGTTAGTAATTTTGCCGGCTGCTGTCGCGCCGGCCAGATCGACGATCTCATCAAGATCGCGCAACGCCTTGGCGTGCGAAGCGAGTGCGGGCACGAGATCGAGCCACTTCGGTGTATGCACGCGAATGAGCCAGTCCAAGGCCATGTAGGAGCGGCGCTCTTCGACGGCGGACGTGGAGCGCGTGTCGACCAGTTGCTCCACCAGGGGTTTCAGCAACCGATCGCGCTCCGCATCCGAGGGCAGCCCATCGTTCCATGCCATCAGGAAGGAGGTGAGCACGGGGCACGCGCAGGTGGGGTGATCGGACCAGGGCTCGCCCGCGATATAGGCGACCGCTTCCATGATGCACATCCCCTTGTCGAAATCCGCGTGATTGCCGGCGGACAGGTGTAGCGCCTCCAGTTCGGCAAAGCGTTCGGCGAGCATGGGGCTCATACATCCGTCTCCTTGAGCGCCGCCAGCGCCACCCGCTTGAACTCCTTGATGAGCCCCAAGGCGGCACCGGTCCACACCCCCGAATCCAACTGCATCTGCGCGCCGAAGTGAATGTCGCGAAGGGCGGCGACGGCGATGTCGCGCTGGTCGCGGATCAGGAGCGCGGTCGCGCCTAACTTGTCGATCTGCGCGGTGACCTCGAGGCGCTGGGCGGCGATCATCGCGTTGGTGATGACGGAGGGCGCGTTGGTGACGGCGCTCATGCGGCCTCCTTGGTCGCCATCTGAACCGCGACTTCGGCCGCCGCGGCACAGGCCAGCGCAAGCTCATATTCGTTGAGGTGCACTTCGCTGTGATTACCGCGCGCGTTGAATAATTTTCTGGCACACGCTTCGCCAGCACGGCGGGATGCCAAACTGAGCGCGGTGGAATTAGCGTCAAGCAGATTAGTTTTCATGAACTTTTTACTCACAAGGATGATGACCAAAGATGAAGAAATACTTGCTGCGTTTGCGGAAGCGGCCGTTGACCCAGAAGCCCCATACGCGGCGTTCACGCCCGGTGAAAAGCAGCGTCCAACACGGGCGGTCAATGATGACGCTGTGGCGATGCGTGGCTTTATAGGCGGCGATTGAATGCGTCGCGCGCGGCACATCTCCGTCCAGGGATCGGTCGATGTAGGAGCCGCTCAAAACGAAAGAGACGTACCACCACGGATGATCGTGAAAGTGCCGCTGATCATCGGACGCCATCCAGTGATGAAGGCGAATCGAAAACAACCGGAAGTTGACGACCCAGCGCTCAAGATACGGACACTCGGAAAGTCCCAACTTCTGGTGTGAAAATATGGTCCAGGGTGAAGGGTTCGAACCCCCAACCTCCGCCATGTACTGGCGGTGCTCTACCGTTTGAGCTAACCCCGGAAATTTCATAAAAAGTTCGCGAACTCGCGACGACCGGCAGCGATTGCACTGTGCTTACTTTTCCAGCCGTTGATGCTCCAGTTCTCCCAAGGCTTCACGAAGAAGGTGGGAAAGCCCTTGGGGAGAAAATGGAACTTACCGTCGGCCTGCTTGGCCGCGATGATCGTGACTTTGATTTCTTTGCCGTTGAGGTTCATCGGCTCGCTCTCCTCAGGTGACTGTG